CAGTGGCAGCGCGAGTGGCAGCAACCGACATACCGATAGGGCCATAAGCAGCAGACCATGTGATGTAGACATTGTTGGCTGTAGCGTTAGCCGACATACCAAGAGCGGTCAGGGCAGCACTGGCATTGATTGCCGTAGCCAAGCCAGTGGCGATAGCAGCCAAGGTCTGAGTGCTGGCTACGGTAAATACAGCCGTTCCAACGCCATCAGTCAAAGACTGATTAAAAAACGATGCGGTTACAACGTCGCCAGTGACTGCGGTTCCACCGACAGTGATAACGCCAGATGTCAGAGGCAGTGTGCCAGAACCAACCGATAAGGATAGATTATCGCCAGTGACGACAGTGCCGGCAAAGAGCACAGCAACACTAGATGCGCCAGAGACGCCAGAGACAGCGGTGAAGTTGCCGACCGGGCCGGGCCAAGAAATTGTGATAACGGGGTTAGAGGAAACGATATTGACGGTAGCTGAGATGCCAAACTTTTGAAGGACGGAATTGGCCGCAATAGCATCGACGAGTCTATAAGCAATCGAGGTCAGCGTGTCGCCAGCGACAGACAGGGTTGTGACTTCCACGGAGCCTAGTTCGCCAGTGCCGTGATTAGTTCCAGGCAAAAGACCGTTGGTTAGCTTTATATAGTTGGTGTCGCCGGTCGTTACCGAGCCAGTCAGGGTGACTGTGCCGGTAGCAGGCAGGCGCTGAGCTATGATGTCAGCAGGGTTGACGAAAAATGCGTTCCCGTGGCCATCGGCCTGGACGGGGTTAAAATTTGGGACCAGAGTAGGATTCTGGGCATTTGGGATCAATGAGGGGTCGCTGGCCATTTAATTTCTCCCAGGTGTGCCAGGACCGATTTCTATGCGGTGAGGCAGTGAGCGTTCTTTAGTACGGTCGATAGCTGCATTAGGCTTGTCCCAACCAGGCGCAAATTTACCTTCAGGGGTATTGAGCAGTACCGGCTTGGAAGCTGGAAACGGCGTCAAATTCTGAGCTTTCTTGCCTGATTGGGACTTTGCCATTTGGATTAGGTTCTCTTTGTGGAGAAGGAGTGAATTAGCGGCCAGAGTCCTGTTTCTCGGGTGGGCCAGCAGAGTCGGCAGCAAAACCTGTCATAGCATCAGCAAAGTGAGCGAAGCTCTGGTTGCTGCGCGGGCCAGTGCCCTGATGGATTTTGCCGTCGTCTGACAGCGGTAACTTCATGCTCGGCTTTCCACCTTGCATTTTTTTTGTGATTGGCTCGGTTGACATATTTTGCTTGGCCATGATTTTTCCTCTATTTCTGTAAAGTCTGGGTTTAGCCTGTGGTTTGGAACACTACAGCGCGTTTGTAGATTGCACTTGAGCAGCTAGGGATAATTGCAGGGATGGCCGTGGAGTCGGTCTGTGTGTACATGCTTCCGACCCAGTTCCAGGAAAGCGAGAGCACTCTACCGAATCTGTCCAAAGGAGGACGCATAAGTTGAGCAACGTTGTTGACCAACATGCACCCACCCATGGGGTTTAAGCCATCCTGGCTCTGATACATCTCAAGACCTTCCCAGTTGCCTTGGCCAAGAGCGCCGGCGCCGAAGAGGACCGATCTCATAACAGGGGATTTAACACCAAGAGAAGGATTGGCATTTTGCACGTAGGCTTCCGTTGTAGGAATGAACGTGACGCCCATGAGCTTGTAGACGCGAGCATCTTGATACTCTTCGTTCGCCACACGGGAGGCGTAAGCGATCATAAATTGCTGGTCGCTGAAGAGTTGCAGTTCTACACTTGGAATGTCGGCACAGCGTTTGAACGTAACAGAGCAATACCAGCCAACAGCAGTTGGAGGGTCATTACGTCGCCAGAGTTCAAGACGTTGTAGCTGTACTTGTTTTGTGGACGGAGAACAACAGCAGCATTACTGGCCACAATAGCGTCACCGGCCACAGGGACAGCGGTAGCGCCAGAGATTAGCAACAGACCTGAGTAACCATCAGAGATCGGATTGCCGTTTGCATCATTAGAAGATGACGGATAGAGAGATTGGTTAGGAGCATCCTGGACAAAGCCGATAACGTTGAAAGTCTGGTTCTGACCGGAAGGACCGGTGGCGAGCTCGACGCAAGCCAGAGGATTCTGGGTTGATACGGCGACTTGTACGCCGTTCACCATATTGATTAAGAAGCCACGGATGTCGTCAACGTGGACCTGAGAAATTGACGTACCGCCGAGGTCGCCGCGAACCCAAGTATTGCCGGTGTCGTAAGCTGCGTGGACCTGGATTTTAGCCAAGCGTTCGATTGATTGTGCTGCCTGGACGCCATTGTCGCGGGAGGCGGCAGTAACAAGGTCGGCGCACATGGCCAGCGAACCTTGCAAGTCAACGTCGCAGGTGTCACCCCAGGACGTTAGATTGATGGCATAAGTTTCAGAAGCGGCAAGGCTCGGGGTCATGCCGTTATCGAGGTTGTTGGTCAAAGTATTGGGATTGAGCGGTGCTACGACCGGCCCTTTACGACCAAATTTAGGGATGATTATCTGTGAGCCCAAACGGCCAGGGATAATTATCTCGGTTGCTTGACGCCTAAAGGCGCCATCTGAGTCGAGTCCTTCCTGAAGTTCTCTTGCAACAAAGCCTTGTTGAAAGAGGTCATCCAAGGTAGGCGCAAATTCATAGAACGTAGGGTTGGCTAATGACATGGGTGCATGTGCTCCAAAAACAAGGGAATTTTGTTTTCGGGGTCAACCCAAGGTCAGTAGTTGTATCAAACAACTAGGATAATCCTACCATAAGAATTAATCGCGTCTACAAAATAGAGAAGCCCCCCGCCTGCTATGTCAGGCAAAGGGCTTTCTATTAGTACAGCGCAACCCGCTAATGGGTAATGACTATTATCAATCAGTTTGGATGAATTTGATACCCATGAGAGTAAAAGTCTTACAGAAGTCCTTGGCGTCACCACGAGAAGCGTAGCAAACCATGAACTGTTGGTCTTGGAACAATTCAAGAAGATGCAATCCAGAGTGCTTAAAATGATAACAACCGCAGCAATGACATGGCGGGCAATTGGCCCGTCTCATCGAAGCCATCGCACCAAGTAGCAATGCAAGGGTCAGCTTACCTGGACCTTTCGTATCTACCTTTAGGTCCATTATAGCTTGCTGCGGTAATCAGCGTAGGCTTTGTCTTTCTCTTTGGGTGTCATATTGCGGACATTGACCTTCTGTGGCTGCGGGGTAGTACCGGCAGGTTCGGGGTCTTTGCCGGCATTGGCCACATTGCGGAGCTTAGCCAGAGCATTTAAGTCCATAACGCCAATCATGCCGTCAGCGGGGTTGGGCCTTGCGGCTGGTGTGGTTCCAGCAGCAGGGGCAGCGCCAGCAGCGGGAGCGCCAGGAGCAGCAGGCGGGGTGGCCTTGATTATTAGTTCTGGGTTCTCGCGCTTGAAAACAGCGATAGCGTCATCTACGCCAGTGACTCGACCTAAAGCGTCCACACCGATGCCGTCTTTGTCGATCATCTTCATATACTTAGGCGGGATACCGGCTGTGAGCATCTTTGCTTCAAGGGTGACGGCGACAGTCTGGTCCTGAAGTTGCTGGATGACTTTTGCGGCCTGGGCATTTTCCATAGCTCTAAGCTCTTGGATCTTGCCTTCCTCTTCCAGTTTCTTTTTTGTGTGCTCGTTGAGGGCGGCTTCGGCAGCGGCTGATTTTGCTTCAAGAGCGGCAATCTTTTGCTTCTGTTCTGTGATTTTTATACGACGGCTGGCAGATTCTGAGTGAGCGGCAGAGGCCACACGGCGAAGATAAGCAGGGTCGTTATTTTGGAGATCTACTCCTTCGCCTTCTTCTGCTTCTTCTTTAGCAGCAGCGAGGGCGAGATTGGCAGCAGCCAGCTCGGCGGCGGCCTGTTCTTCTGGCGTCATTTATAAGTTGCTCCTGGGGTTAGGGTCTATTTACGGTATAGAAGTCTGGACAATTGCTGTAATCCCACCGGTATCTGAGGAATATGCAGAGATGTCGGCTTTTATCCATGTGCCGATAGCGTCGAATTGGACATTACCTGGGGCTGTGACGGTGCAAGCCGTGACAGCAAAGCCCCCGCCATCGTCAAACGGGGCAGAAGCGATTGTTGTTGTAGCACCGGCACCAGTAACAGCAGCGGTCACGGTTAGTGGCGGGAAAGGATAAGTCCATTGGACATTGATAGTTGTGGTAGTCGTGCCGGCAACAGCGCCGATTTGACTAGCGGCAAGATTGACCGATCTACCAAGAGCGACCATGTTGGCCTGGGCGGTAATAGCAGCATCAATGGCAGCTATCAGGCTAGTGGTCAGTATAGCCAGGGTCGTATCTGTTGAAAGGACGGTATATACAACAGTGACTTTGCCGTTTAAGAAAGCGAATGAATTGACGACGACGGTGATGATGTCGCCAGTGTGGACCGTGCCGCCGATAGTGAGTTCATAACTATTAAAGGGCTGGTCTTTGGCGTTAGAGATAAGCATGTTGACCGTGCCGACAAATGTGCCGGTCACTTCAAATGAGCCTTTATGGAAAGGAGCCCAAGGCATCCAGTAGCCGGGGGATGTGCCGCCAGATTGAGCATCCAGAAGGATTAGTTGCCTTGAGCCTACTCCGTCAATTGTCCCTGCGACTTCTGGGTAAGCGCGGTTTACTTGTCCATTAGTCATATAGCTTGTCCTTTTAAGGTGGCAAGCTCAAATATATCACAAGTTATTAACTAACCAGTTGGTTAGCAGTTGCCGCAATGCCTGTGGTTCATCCAGGGCATGTCGAAATAATCGGCCATCTGACAGACATTATCAGGCTCGTCTGCGATATCAGGCTCTGGGTAGTTCGGCACTACATAAGGAGGATGGAAGTCAGGCACAGAAGTCTCGGCGTTACACCAGTCGCAAGGCTCAATGCTGGGCGTGGCGGGATAGGAGATTATTCTCCAACCGTCGGCCTGAGCGTGACGGATGCAACCGTCGCACATATTACTTGCTATTGTCTCGCCATCCCTGCGGGCGTGGGCTTCCCTGTCTGCTATTTGAGTCATCGTGATCACCATTACCTTGGTTGCTACGATTCTATTATACCCAAGCGCTTGGCAGAGTCAACTACAAATAATAGCAAAGCCCCCAATTGCTTGGAGGCTTTGCCGGTTTCAGTATGGGACTGTGCGACACTTATCCTTGGCCAGCACCTTGGGAGCTAAGTCCACCCGGCTGTATTAGCTGGTTACTGTCTCTGAAGTCCTAGTGGAATTGGTAGCGGGGGTGGGAGTCGAACCCACTGTTTCTTGGTTATGAGCCAAACGAGATAGCCGTTTCTCTACCCTGCAATATGCGGCGTTATCCCACTGGTAATGTAATGGGACGGTTCCCGTCTTAGGGGTCAGCCGCGTTTGATACCGAGAGAATTATACCCTAAGCGGTCGGTGCTGGGGTGGCTGGCAGTAAGGCTTGAAGTTGAGCGATCTGGTTGTTGTAGGCGAGAATCTGCGGAGTGAGATCCGGTGCTTCGGCCTGTAGGGCTTGGACTTCGGCCACGACTTGATTGACTACTGCTTCACCAGCAGTTAGAGCATTTTGTAGGTCTGTCTGGGTTTGCACGAGTTGATCCACCTGTGATTGAAGAGAGTCTAGTATTGCCTTTAGCCCTGGAAACAAGGCAAATAGGATTTTATTACTGACAGAAGCGGCTTGGTTGCTTTTCATGCCCCAATTGTAGCATTGAGGTCAATCCCGCTCTATGGTGTAGTAGGTTGGCCAGCTCGGCAATTTTCTGGTAGCAGGGATTTTAGCTTTCTGGGATTATATTGGTGTCTCCACAGACTAAGCAACTGAGCCAGCCTCCTTCTACGACAAAAAAAGCACAGCCTTTGCACGACCGGCACTTCAATATCAGGTTATTATCGTTTGGCCAGATTGCTCCAAACCAAACACCGCGATTGCACTCACACTCTGGGCAAGTCATGTCGATGGCGCCCGCGGGAGCAGCGCCGATCCATGTGTGCCGACATGCCAGACATTTGAGCTTGCCTGAGATGTGCCTCTGCTTGGCCTGGATATCGACGACTTCGCCCATTTATTCTTTTTCTATCGTCCTGTCGGATGCACTAAAGATAACCGTCTGTCTGATTTCTTGATTGGGGTCGCAGGCAGCTTCCAGGTATGACTCCAAGACTAGATCTTGATATGTGACGGTATGAGCCTCCACAAAACCTTTACCGCCAAAATGAAACACAGCCTTGCTGGCTGGCTCATAGGGCATCGAATCTAGCCATTCTTCCAGTGCTCTTGAGTGCTTGGTAAATTCCAGGGTCAATATCCACTCCCAACCCTGGGAGCGATTAAACTTTCTGCGCTTCTCAGCCTTGATAGACATCAGATGGCCAAGCTCTCGGCCATCCCACACATCCCAGACATCGCGGGTAGAATCACCCTTGCATACCGGGTTCAGGTGCTTCAGCTTGAAGCTAATGTTGTACATATCAATCTGGTGAAGGAATTGGCCTATCCAAAACCCTTGGACTAAGATTGCGTGAGGGTCTTCTGTTGATACTTCTGGCATGGTTGCTCCTTATTTCTTCTTTACCGCGGGCTTTGGCGCTGGCTTGTTTGCAATCTTCTGCTTCACGGCCACTTCTTTCTTCTTGTTTTCTATGTCGGCGTCCTGGCCCTTACCTGGCTGCTCTAACATATCGTTCTCTTCGGGCTCGGTGGCTGTAAGCTCCTTATCTACAGCCATAGACAGAATCTCAGAGCCCTCGTCAACGTTCATCAATCCACCGGCAATGGCATTATTCAAAGCATCGACCAGGAATTGTAGTTCTTGTGGCTCGGGCTCATAGGTTGCTGGCCAGTCAGGCTTCAATTCCTCAAAGTATTCAGCGCTCTTGCCCTTACCTTTGAATTTACTGTTGCCGGCAATGGCGAGCATCCTGGCGAGCATGACTATAACTTTCATGATACCCAAGCGACCATAAGGGGTCTTCATGAGTTCAACACCGTCAAAGAAGTCTTCGTCGAGCAGCATGATCGCTGAGCCGGATAGCTGACCTTTGATTTTATTGTGGTCGAGGTTGGACTGGCTCATTAGGCCCTTTGTCCACTCCCTCATTTTCTCAACCCACATCTCCATGCCGACCTTGATGCCGTCGCCGTTCATCTCAAGGAGCTTCACGTCAGCACCAGATACCGAGTCACCGGCAGCGGTCCTCTTGTCGGGTGGCATCTGAATGAAGTTGTCCATACCGTAAGACATGGAGCCACCATTAGTCAGGATCTTACCCTTGGCAAAGACTGTCGGGTTAGCCATATAGTTAAGGCCGCGGCCAAACTGAGACATGGTGTAATCAAGGTGTGTGCAATTAGGGAGAGCGAGCCCGTAGCTACTCAAGCCGTCAAGGCTGTCGCCGTCTGGCATATTTTTCACCCACACCACAGGCACAAAGCCGAGGTTATGGAAGTCTGACAGGTCTGGCACCGGCTCTTTCTTGCCACTCGATTCGGCGGCAAAGCCTGTCTCTGGGTTCCAGTCAGCAACAGGGATAGGTAAGCATGTGACAACAGCTTCTGTTGTCCAGATTTTAATGAACCAATACTGGCTATCGGGACTAATTTCAGCACCGTTGCAGTCTTTCTTCCCGGCATCTTTGTTGAGCCATTCATAGCCTCGGATGATGTAGGCCATCTCAAAACGGAGAAGCTCTCCGTCATCACCAAACTCAGGGGTACAATCCTTGCCGGGCTTGACCTGGATAATTGGCTTGCCGTCAACAACCTTGAGGATGAAAGCGGCTGAGCCGGCTTGACCTTGGCGGGCGCAATCCAAGCCGTGCCAAAAGAGATTGGATGTGTCGGCCAACCAATCGAAGGAGTCTTTCAGGCCGTCGTCTGGAAACTCAAAGGCTGGTGCGTGTTTGCCGACAAATAATCTACGGGCAGATATCCTGGCCGATAGGGCAGGCATATTAAGGATGACTGACGGGCGTTTGTCCCAGAGCTTAATTGCTCGGCCCTTGTTGTCCTTGCTGTCGGAAAAATGGTTCAGGATGTGGTTGTATTGCTTGCCGTTAGTCCAGAGATAATTGACTAGGTTCTTTGCGTAGCGGCTGTCTGGATGTGCCCAAGCGGGGAGGTCCAACGAAGCCATAACATAATCAAAACTCACTGTGTATCTCCGAGGCGGGGCAATCCTAGTATAAGGCTACAACCCTTTCTGCGGGGCCATGGTGATTTTGTCTAAGCCTCCGACCAGTTTTACCCTGGGCAAGATTACGGTCAGCTTCCTCTCGCCCTCGTCGTATGTACATTCCCAACCAGTGCGCTTGACTTCACCTACCGCCAGAGCGATGACATCATCTGGGCATGTGAGGTCAAATATGTATTCAAAGTCAGGGCGCTCGGGGCGCTCGGTCAATTCAATCAACAGGTCATCCTGGAAGCCTTGAAGCGCTGCCTTGACATTGAGTACAACCTTCTCGTCACGCTTGGCTAATAGTTCCTGCGGCCCAAGGAAGCGAAAGTTATCATCACCTGGCCACGCTGGGGCAGCAGGGCCGGAAGGCTCGTAGTGGCTCGGTATTCTCTGGGGGCCGAACCTATCAAGGAACCCCAGGGGAGGCGGCGGGGCATCTGGGTAAGGCTCGGCCTCGTCCACTTTATCCGATCTTGGGATAATTCCAGAATCGACCGGTGCCGACCACTCGCGCCTGCGGATTGGGAGGGTGACATTGTTGGCCGGTGGCTGGATCTTCTTCTTTGTCATTGGTTGCTCCTATATATCGAACAAATCAATTGGTGAGTCGGCTGTCTCTGTGTGTGCCCAAGACTCTTCACGGTCGCGTTCAATACATTGCCAGCTCAAATATTGAGTGCAGCTATCAAGGGCGTCATCGTGGGCGGCCACGGGGAAGCCGCTTACTTCGTCGAGGAAGTCTTTTAGCCAGGATGTCTGGCAAGCCGGCAAGAATACTCGGCCTGCTTGAATTATAGGCGATACACCCCTAGCTCTGGCCGCTTTGTCTCCCTTTGGGGTGATAGGAATGATTGGGAGCTTAGTTTGCGACTGCAGCATCTGGACAAAGGCGTGAGCCGGGGCAGAGTCCTCGACCAATATAGCTTCTGCTTGCCAATAGAGGGCTAAGTCTTTGGCTGCCTGGAATAGATCGGGCGCTATGACTTTCTTGCGCCACATATGCAGAAGGTATTGGTTGCCGCCAGATTCCAACCAGGTTGTGCAGACTGAGTAGTCGTGTTGCTGGTCGGTCTTGCTTGCAGTATCCCAAGATTGATAGATATGATAGGGCTGGGTGAGCACACGGGTAATGCTTCTGTCAGCAGCCATGTGCGGGTTCCACTCGTAGTATTTCCACCAAGCGCGTTTAATTTCCCGGCCCTCGATGGCGCTTGGGCGTTGTTGGTATTGTGCTGCCCAGTCCCAGTCACCCTTGACTCTCTTGATGCGCTCAAGGTCAGACAGGGAAAACTTCTCAGGCCAGAGGGCTTCTCCTTCTTTGCGCCACCCTTCGTCGCACTCGGCAATTGCCGGCAAGACCAGCAGCTTCCAATCTTCTACCTTCTCCTGCTCCTGGGGGTCGAGCAACCAACCAGCTAGGTCGCCACTGTGCCAGCGAGTAAGGATGATAACCATGCGACCACCGGGCATGAGCCGGGGGTAGGCTACTGACCGATAAAATTCAATAACTTGCTGTCTAATAACCAAAGAGTAGGCATCTTGGGCATCTTTGATGGGGTCGTCTATCAGGCAATTGTGGACGAGTATTTGGTCAGCAAAGAAGTTGTTAGTGCCTTTAACTTCGATGTCATATACAGTGACCTCTCGGTCGCTGATTCCTGTAACCATGGAAACGGTGTCACAGTCGAATGATGATGAATAGCGTGACAGGTCTGGCAGAGAGTAATGAGATTCTGCGGGCGGTTGTCTGTCGGGTTCTCGTTGATGTGATGAATCACCAGGTTCATCTTCTGTATGGTCTGCCCTCTCCACTGCTGGGCACTGACCACCAGCCGGAGACAGCAAGCCACGCATATATTGGCGTCCCGCTCCAGGATAATTGGCCGCATTTGCCTGAACCAATCGCTGTAACTGTCGGCCCCGGAAAAATGCGAGTTGCCCGAACCAATCATGCGCTGCGAGTGAGCTAGATCGGCGCAACCTTTGGAGCAATGCTGTCGCCGCTTGGAGCTTATTGCAAAGACCAGTCCACATACTGGACAAGATATATCGGCCAGTTTCTTTCTCAGTCGCGCTCTCTGTGCTCGACAGGCAGCGCAATAGCGCCTGGTTCTGGCTCCCGTTGGCGCTCCGCATGTCAGACACTTTACGCAGTTGACCACTGCTGAATGAGCGTTTGAGCATTGTCGGCTGCAAAAGAGATGCTGGTGGCCTCGTCTTACAGCTTTCTCGTATTCGTATCTCGGCTTGAGAAAGTCTGTCTGGCAGTGGAAGCATGACAGAAGCATCTGGACCTTGCGAGCCTGATTGAAGCACGGGGAGCATAGCGTGGCTCTGGTCTTCGCTCCGCATTGGAGGCATGTGGACTTGCGCGATCTGGATTGAGTCTCCCCTCCGTAGACTTGCCGCGGGCTTATATTCTCCTGCTGACCAGATACGATGTTCAGGGGTGCATCTGAGATGACGCCCTTGAGTTGTGGTGACTTCAAGAATTTCGCGTCGATAGATTTTCCTACTCGCATTGATCTCTCCCCACACTAATTGATTGCTCTCGTGGCACCATGATAGCACTCGGGGTGGAGTTGGTAGGTTAACGATTGCCTCAATTGAGAGTGGGCCGTGGTCAGTCTCAATCATAGTTGAGCCGTCGAGACACAGATCTGCGCCAAACCCAGTCACTGTGCCGTTGACGGTGGTAGCAAGAAACTCCCCGCCTTTGGTTGTCTCAAA